CCTAGACATCAAAGCACTGGCTTGTTCTACCTTCGGGGATTGGGAATTCGTTTACCCAGTCATCATAAGTAATTTGTTTATTGTCGGGGAGATAGTTTGAGTCATCCCAAACAATGAATTTTGTTTCATAGGCTTTACATTGTATCATAGCATTTACACGAACGGAGCCTGGATGTACTCTCCACTTACCATTCGGTTTAATCCATGCTTGTGGTGTGGAATAGAATCCGACTGTTTTGTATTGGTCTATTAACCAAACTAATTTCTGTGCTTCGTTTCGTAATGCATCTTCATTGGTCTTGTTCTCAGAAACATTCTCATGATGGATAAATGACAAGAGATTCTTACCAAACGACTTCGGGTGATAAGGATGCCAATGTTTACATTCACCCAGTGTCGCTATCTTTGGTATTGATACCCTAGATTTATTTTCGAAGGCTTCTCGTAGGCCACTAGTTATAACCATTTATTCTTTCCTCTACTAATGTAATATCTTTAGGGGTATCGACTGATAGACCATCATCATCTACATAGACCATCAATACTTTGTGACCATGTTCAAGGAATCTCAACATTTCAACACTCTCTGCTTTCTCTAAAGTCTGCATAGGTAATGAACTGAATTGTTCGAGACGTTCCTTAGTGAATGCATACAATCCTAGTTGTTGATGACAGGCACCACCTACTCCTCGTGGGAAAGGTATACCATGACGTGAGTAATACATTGCACAATGGTTTGTATCAAAGACAACCTTCACTACATCGTTGTCCATGACCTTATATGGTTTGTCGATTGTAACGTATGCATTTGCCACACCGATTTCGGGTTTGAAGTAGTCACATAGTCTATCGATTGCTTCGGGGTCAATCAAAGGTTCGTCACCTTGTATGTTAACATAGATATCGGCATCAATCTTTTGAGATGCAATTGCACATCTATCTGTTCCAGTTGCACAATCATCATCCACTCTCATTACAGGAATGTTGAATAGACTACAATGATTTTCAATTCTCTTATCATCCGTAACTACATAAATTTGGTCTAGTCTCTTTGAAGCGGATGCACGGTCATACGTTCTTTTAATCATCGACTCCCCACATATGATTGCAAGGGGTTTACCCTCGAACCTAGATGAACCCCATCTTGCTGGGATTAAACCGACTGTATGCATTCTGCTCTGTTCCAACATGACTCTATATCTCCATAACCATATTCTGCGTAAATGAAATCCACTCCCGCTCTGTTTGCACAATCCATATCTACTTGCATGTCACCAACATAGACTGCATCCTTTGGGTCAGTGTTACAATATGCAAGGGTATACAGTAGTTGGTCGGGGGACGGTTTACCTCTCAATCCTTCAGTGGGACAACATATGATTTCAAAATTGACGTTAATCTCAGCGAGAATAGCATTTGCTCGTGATTCCGACTTCGAAGTTACCACGGCTAATTTCTTACCGTCACGCTCTAAAGATTGAAGGTGTTCTTCCACCCCATCGTAAAACTTTATCAACTTAGAGTTCGCTGCAGAGTATCTATTGTACCTTCTCATCAACTCATCTTGGTCAGTAAGTATACCCATCTCAGTTAAGATATCTTTAAACGGTTTACCGATGTGTTTAAAGTAACTTGGGAACGTATTAGTGGTATCCTCAAAAGGTTTACCAGTGTCTAACTTGTTGAATGCCAGTTCCATGTTTGCTTTTGAGTCAATCAAGACTCCATCTAAATCAAATACATATAATTTCTTCATTTTTTTACCTTCTTTGGGAGTAAATGGTCTTCGGTTAGTATTCTAAAACCTAGTTTCCTATCTTTGCAGAAACTTTCTGCAGCTTTAAACTTTGCTTCGTTGACAACGTAGGTTGCAACCTCTTTATAGTACCTTTGAGTTTTTCTTTTAGGCATCTTGGGGGGTTTAGTTTGTCGTTTTGGTTTCACTTCTATGATTTCACGGAGTATTTTACCTTGTGCGTTCACATACTTTATGTAAAAGTCGGGAAAATACCTATGAGCTCGTTTGTCTAAGGGAGAAATGTAGGGGATTATGATTTCTTCACTTCCCCATTCAAGGATATTGCTGTTTTCATCACAGTAAACCATGAATCTACGCTCCCACAACGACCTATAAAAGATTTTAGTAGGGTCTCCTCTATATTTTTTGTAGTTCTTTGGTTTAAACTTACCCGAATATGCCATAAATAACAGTAACCATAATTAATATAACTATTTATAGGGATTTCGAATGCCGAATATCAACAAGATACTGAACAAAGTAAACCAAGCAAAGAGTGCCGTTAAATCCCTAAAAGGAATACAAGCAAAACTTACTGGAACTGGATACGATATAAAAGACTTTGAGGGTTTGACAGACGCCAAAGCAGACGTACTTAAACAACAAGCTGAAAAAGCAAATCAGACTTTGAATGCAAGAAGGAACAGTCTAAGTAAAAGTCAAGAAACTAGAAACACTAAAAAGTATGCTAAGATGTCCCCTGCGACTACAGTAAGGGAAATGCAATATCCAATTGGTGACGGTGTGGAAAACTTCATCGTCTTTACTACTAGACCAAGAACAGCAAGAGAAGGTGCAAACAATAAGAATCTACTTTCCACAGAGAAAGCAGTGATTGCATTATACGTGCCAGAAGAAATGGATGATAAGGTTGATGCCTCTTATGCTAAAACTGGTATTGGTGCTGGTATCAGAGGTGTCTTAGAAATAAAAGATTCCTTTAATGGTAAGATGGACGGTTCAACAATGCAAGCGACTGGTACTGCATTAGAAGGTGCAATTCAGACTGGACTGCAATCCCTTGCAACAATGGTTGTTGGTGATGCATCAAACTTCCTTGCTGGTAGAGCAATCAACCCTATGGAAGAACAGATGTTTGAAGGAGTTCCTTTCAGAGACTTTAGTTTTGATTACCAATTCTATCCTAGAAATACACAGGAAGCAAAAGCAGTACAGGATATCATATGGGCATTCAAGACTGCAATGCTACCCGATACATATAGTAATGCTGAAGGGGAAACTGCAGTAGAAAACTATTTCAATTATCCTAATATTTTTGATGTTGCTTGGGAAGGCCCAATTGCAATGAGATTCGATGACTTCCTACCTATGGTTTGTACAAATGTAACAGTCAAACATTCAACTAAGTTATTCGAAGATGGATACCCAATCTCAACATCTATGTCAATAAGTTTCACAGAAATAAAAATACTCACTCAAGAGAACTATCAGCAGATATCTAAAAATTCATATGCAGATAAGACTATTGGTGAAGGTAATAAGTCACTTGCAAGTAGAAGGTCAGATACCGTTGCAATGTCTCAAAAACCTAACAAACCAGGCGGTGGTTAAGAATGGCAAACGAATATTTTAAGAATTTTCCTACAACTCAATACAAACTTAGTAATGGTAAATGGATTACAATCAAAGACTTTTTTAGAAAGTCTTCTATAGAACAAAATGCAGTTAATCAAATTGTCAATTATGAGTTCTACGAATTGGAAGATGGTGAACGGCCCGATGTAGTTGCAACTAAGTTGTACGGTAACGGTGACCTTCATTGGACATTCCTATTAGTTAATGAAATGGAATCCTACTTCGATTGGCATAAAGATACACAGACCTTCGAGACATATTTAAAACAAAAATATCCAGGCCAATGGTTGACGTTTGCAGATACCTCATCGATGATATCTCAGACAAGTAAGTACCTATTAGGAGAAACCATTACTGCTGGAGATGGTAATACAGGAAACGTCATCAAAGTGCAACCTACATATAGCCGTATGGGTGTTACAGGTGTGTTACCTTTCACAGGTGGTGATACTATTACTGGTTCAATATCTAATAAGTCATCAACAGTCCAAGATGCTATCAATCAGATTGATGGTATTGCATATTATAAAAATGCAGATGGGTTAATAAGAAACACCTTTGCAAGTGGGTTCTCGTCTGTAACTCTATGGCAGGATGAGTTCGACAAAAATGAGAAGAAGAGACTAATAAAGATTATCAGACCCGAGTATATAAGAAGAGTAGTACAAGAGTTTGATAGAGTAATGAGTTCGTAATGGCGACAGGTAATTTCGTAGCAGGGGGGTTTACCCTCGAAGCATTCACAATTATAAACCAATTTGGTGAGACAGTAGTTGTCGACGCAACGACTGTAGGGGTTACCTTATATGAATCAATCTACTCAAAGTTTTGTTCGGGTCAAGCATCCGTTATTGATGGTCTAGGACTATTAAAGAACTACAGATTTACAGGTCAAGAATTCATCCGTATATCCATTAAACAGAAAGAAGGTTTCGATGAAGAAGCTGCAAAAGAATTTACTATAGATAAGACCTTCAGAATTTATAAAGTAGAGAACGTACAAAGACCAAAAGAAAGTACACAGTCATATGTGTTATCTTTCATTGACCCTAGACAATTCTTTGTTAAAAAGAAAAGATTAAGTAAGACCTTTAGAGGGTCAAAGAGTGCAATGCTACTCAGTGCATTAATAGACGATGCCCATTTCCAAGTAGATGAGTTTGACTTGTGGGAAGAAACCACTCCAGCAAACCATCAATTCATTTGTCCTAATTGGACGGTAAATAGATTCATAGATTACATTGTCAATACCTCTAATTCTGAAAAGAGTGAGGGTTGGAAAAACTCTATGTTCTTTTATCAAACACTCAATGGTGGATTTAGATTTGGTTCAGTTGATTCAATGTTTGGTATGGAATTCCCAGTTGAGTTTACATTCAAACCAACATCAGGCGATACCGACAGTGAAAATAAAGACTTAAACGCTCCAGGCGGTCTCAACAGTAGAATACTATCTTATTACAAACCACAAGAGTTCGATACTCTCGCAGGATTAATCGGTGGTGCATATGGGTCTTCTATGAAAATCTATGACCCAGTTAGAAAACTACAAGAGGACGTGGTTTATGATTACAAAGAAACTATGGAAAGAGGAGCTCACATCTCTGGCTTCCCATTAATCATAACCGACGAACCCGAAGTTGTTATGTCCGCTCATAACCAAACAGATGATAGACAGTCTCCCGATTCAATGGAATTAGATGTTGACATAGCAATGAACATGGGATTTGATTCCGTAGTTCACTATGGGTATACATCTAATCATACATTTGATAATGCAGATTCTATTGAAACAGATGAAGTCTTTCAAGGTTCAAAAAGTAAGAGTAATGCAGAACTAGAAAGAAAGGCATTGATGGAAATTTTACAACAACATAGGATGGTAGTATCCATACCATTAAGAACAGACATCTCAGTGGGGATGGTTATTAAACTTAACATACCACATGCAGAAACCATAGACGGTAATAGTGGTGATAGTTTAAATGATGACAGATATCTTATAACCGACCTTAGTGTTAATTTTCAACCGACTGAAGGAAGTGGTGTAATGCATTTAGAATGTGTCAAGGAAAGTTTAACAATGAAGATTGAGGATGCACAATCTGCTTATGATTCTGATAAAGGAGCGAAGAACGTATAATGGAATATTTTTATGGAATAGTTGAGGACAGACAAGACCCTCTTATGATAGGTAGGGTACGTGTACGTATATACGGAATTCATACAGACGACAAACAATACATTGCGTCTCCCGATTTACCATGGTGTCAAGTAATCCTTCCAACAACCACAGCAGGTCTTTCGGGAATAGGAACACAACATGGACTGATAGAAGGTTCTACTGTATTCGGTTACTTTAGAGATGGGGATTTAAAACAAGACCCAATCATCCTAGGAACAACAGCAGGAATCACTCAAGCAGGATACAAAGAAACCGTCCAAGATAATCTTATAACTAGGACAACTGAAAGAGGGTTCAATGACCCAAGAAAATTAACCGT